AACCTGATGACCGCCCGATTCAGCGACCAGAGCGACAAAGATTTTTACCGGGCACAGAGCCGGTTTACGGGGCGGTTGGTGGAGTTCGCCAAAAAAAACGAGGTGCACGTGCATCTTGTGGCACACCCCCGGAAGGGCGACAGCGACAAAAAGAAGCTGCTGACCGCGGACGACATCGGCGGGTCGGCGGACATCACAAACCGGGCGGACAACGCCTTTTCTCTGGAACGGATGGAAGAAAAGGACATCGCGGCCTATGGCTATGACGCCGGGCTGAGCATCCTGAAGAACCGGTCCTATGGCTCAACGGCAAATATCCAACTGGTCTACGACGCGAGGTGCCGCCGGTACAAAAAGAAGGGAGAAAGCGATGGAGTCTACGGCTGGGAACGCTGACTGGACCGCTTATGAGCGGGAGAAGAAAAAGCTCCAGGGATTGCCGCCGGACGAATACGAGGCAGCCCTGAAAGAGCTGGCAAGGAGGATGGGAATTTGATTTTTGAAATTCCGTATCCGTCCACCAAAAGGGGAAAAGCGGCCTGGAACAAGCGGTTTGGCCTGAATGCGTATTATGCCGGGAAACATTGGTCACAGCGGAAGCGGGACGCAGAAGAACTCCACTCTCTGGCGCTGTGGTCCATGAAAAAGGCGCATATCCGAAAACAGTTCGTCAAAGGTCCTGTCGAAGTCATTTTCCGCTGGAACGACGGCCTGGACGTGGACAATCACGCCGCCATGGGCAAGGCGTTTGTGGACGCCATGAAAGGCTACTTACTGCCGGACGACAACCGGGAATGGGTGCGGAAAGTTTCTCATGAATTTTGGGAAAACGAGAGTATACAGGTGGAGGTAAGGCCCTATGGGCGAACTTGAACAATATCTGGTCCCCATCCGGCGGTATTCGGCCAACCCCTGCATGGATTGCTGCTGTCCGATCAGCCAGTGTCCATGGCTGCGTGAGGAAAAGCCAGTACCGGGCTGGACGGCCAAGAAACAGACGTTCATTGTTGGGAGAGATCAATACGGCGTAAAGCATTGGGTGACTACATACGCCATCGAGCGCTGCCCGCTGGAACAAGGTAAAGGGAAGAAGGAAGAGCAGTGGAGGAAATAACGCTTTTTCAGGAGAAAAAAATCAGTGAGATCAAGCTAGATATCTATGGTGTACCTGATTTATCTAACTGGCCGCAGATTTTTGAAATCCAAAACACAGCACAGAAATGCTACTACACTATAAAGCAGCACGAGAAGGTCATGTGCTCGGTTTCTGGGGGCTATGACAGCGATATTGTTCTGGACTTGGTCATTCGGTGTGGAGGCCGGGCTAAAACAACATTTGTGTTTAACGACACAGGTCTGGAATATGACGCTACGAAAGAGCATTTGATGCGCCTCAAAGAGCGTTATGGCATCCAGATCAAGCGACTTTTTCCCCAAAAGGCAATCCCGAGTTGTTGCCGAGATTATGGGGTTCCGTTCTGGTCCAAGTATGTGTCCAGCATGATTTATCGGCTCCAGAAACACGGGTTCCAATGGGAGGATAAGCCGCTGGAAGTGTTGCTCGACAGATATCCTGGATGCCGCTCAGCGCTCAGGTGGTGGTGCAATGATTTCAAGACAGCTAACGGGAGAGAATCTAGGTTTAACATTGCGTATGTCAAAGGTCTGAAGGAGTTTATCCGGCAGAACCCACCAGATTTTAGGATTTCAGCCAAGTGCTGCGAGTATTCAAAAAAGGTGCCCGCACACAAGGAACTTTTAATTGGAGATTACGACCTTAACATCACTGGTATCCGCAAAAAAGAGGGTGGAACACGGAGCAGCGCCTATAAATCGTGTTATGACGAGATTTTTTGTGGCCCCGACAACTACCGTCCAGTCTTTTGGTGGGGAGATGCGGAAAAAGAGGCATATCGGAAATGGGCCGGAATCATCAGGTCAGACTGCTACGAATTGTGGGGTATGAAGCGTACAGGTTGTGCTGGCTGCCCGTTTGGAAAAGATTTTGAACAGGAGATTGATCTTGTCCATGAGTTTGAACCCAAGCGGTATAGAGCAATGGAGGCTGTCTTCGGGCAGTCATACGAGTACACAAGGCAGTTTTTAGCCTATAGGGAACAGATGAAAAGCCTGCAAAGAGATGCCAATCAAATAAGGCTGGAGGGATTTTATGAATGATGTCAAGCGCGCCCTGCTGGGCGACCGCGCGATTCTGAGCACGGAGGAGACAAACGATGCTTGAACTGAAACAATGCCCAAACTGCGGCGGTTTTCCAAGGCTACACAAAAAAAGAAACAAAGTTTTCTACGAGTACGATGGAGACTGCTGGACGAGGACGCGTGCCTATCACGAAGAAGCAGTCGCCGCCAGAGAATGGAACACTTTGAAAAAATCGGAGAAAACAGAGATGCTGGAGGGGATGGAATGAACCTCGGAGAGTATTTTGGCATTGGAGAACCAGCTTTGCAAGTCAGAACAGACGAGGATGGAAACACCGTGGCCTCTGCAACGATACAGGCGGTTGTCCTCTGGAAAGAAGATATCAAAAACTACATCATGGACGAGATCATCAAGATGTGCAAGGAGCACGGAATTACGGACCTGTATGTGCTGAACCGGGATTTCATCCTGTCGGCCATCAGGGAGAAGATGGAAAGGAGGCCCATCCATGAACATGACGCAGGAAGAAGTAACCAAGCGTCTGAAAGCGCTAAAGGCCAGATGTGAGCGTCTGATCGTGTCCAGTAGCGCAGGGAACCCGGAGGAATGGAGGAAGGATGCAGAGGCCATCGACATGGCAATCACCGCCCTCCGCCCCGTCAGCCGGGAGCAGGTGGAGAAGGTGTGGAGGGGTGAGTGGAATTATAGCCATACAACCGAAACAGACCACTTTGCTGTTGTTAAATGCTCAAAGTGTGGGCACGAAGCGTTTGCGATAGCCCTTTATGTGAAAGATGAAAATTTCTGTCCCCACTGCGGCGCTCCCATGACGGACGAGGCTGTGCAGATGGTAATGGAGAGATTATAACTGGAGGCGGTGAACGATGCGTAAAGGGTTAATTCTTATCATTGGCTTGATTGTTGGCTACGCAATAAGTTGGGCATTTACAGTCGGAATTATCAAGCTCATCACAATGTGCTTTTCCATCGAGTTTTCTTTGTCCGTTGCCACTGGGATATGGTTGGTCCTGTGGCTGCTGAAATTGGTTTTTCATAAGTCGAAAGGGAGGCGCTGAACGATGCGGATTGAGCGCAAGCGCTATGTGGTCATGCGGAAAAACAGAACAGAGGTTTGGTGCGGTCTAGCAAAGAATTTTAGTTTTCGCCCCATATCGGAAATAAAAGACGTTTCCGTCAAGACCTATCGTTCTGAGGCGCAGGCTAGAAGCGGATGTTCTTCGTGGGACAAAGACTTTGAAGTTGTTCCGGTAATCGAGATGATTGCGACTGAGGAGGCGCTGAAAAATGGCAAGGGCGATTGACGGAGACGCACTTAAAAGATGGTGCGAAAAGATAATTGACCAAGCGTGCCATCCAGCAACCGTGCAGATCGGGGAGGTATTTCTGGACAAGGTGCGCTCTATGCCCACCCTCACCCCGTCGAACAAGCCGCTGACGCTGGAGGAACTGCGGGAGATGGGAGGACAACCGTATTGGCATGTTGGGTTACGGGAAGAAAGCCCCCCGCCACATTGGAATATCCTTGATCCGTTTTATGCAAAGCATATCGAGGATTACAGATACGGCGAGAACTGGCTCGCCTACCGCCGCCCGCCGGAGGGAGAGGAGGATTGGAAATGAAAGTACCAGCGGAATTTGAAGAGGTTTTCCAAGGCGTGGAACTGACGGACAAAGAGGTCCGGTTTCTGGGGTGGATTATCGGCTGGGATAACTGGACGATACAGAACATGCGAACGGTGCTACAGAAGGTCCGGGCCGCAGGGGACGGCGGCACCCTCCCCCAGCCCAGCAACGAGCCTCCGCCCTGCTACCGGCCAGACGGAGATGGTTGTGCCTATCAGTGTTATGACGGCGATGACGAACCCATCGACAAATGCAAGGAGTGCCCGCTGTGTTACTCCGATAAGCAGCGACACAAGCCCAGCAACGAGCCGCTGACGCTGGAGGAACTGCGGGAGATGGACGGGGAGCCGGTGTGGTGTAAATGGCTACTCCCGGAAGATAGAGCCATTGAGCAGGGAAAGTGGTTTATCGTTATCTCCGGAGACGAGGCAGGGCTGGAGATAAAGAGGCCGGCCGAATACGGGTGTCATTTTTGCAAAATTGATGATTACGGCAAGACGTGGCTCGCCTACCGCCGCCCGCCGGAGGGAGAGGAGGACGCATGAAACCGACTTGTATTACTTGCAAAGCTGATTGCCATAACGCCGGGACAACCTCCAGAATTGTGGATTGCTCACAGTACAAACCGGGGCGAATTTTGACCAATGCAGACCGGATCAGGGCCATGAGCGACGAGGAACTGTCGGATTGGGCCATTAACAAAGCTCCGAGCATAGGTAAGCGTTACACAGATAGCAGACTATGGTTGCTGAACTGGCTCCAGCAGCCAGCGGAGGAGGATTGATGATGGACAGAGAGAAGCTGATTGAACGGCTGAAGCATGAGCATCACGGGTACAGCACTGTAGAAAATGATCCAGAGACAGCCTTTCACGATCTTGTGGATTGTCTGACCCACATCTCCACGCTCCAGGCCGAAAACGAGAAGCTGCGGGGCGAAGTGGAAGGAATGCGGTCTAATTGGTATAAAGCCGGTGAGGGAGTAAAGAAGCTGCGGGCCAAGCTTGAGCAGGCCAGGGCAGAGATCACCCGTCTGAAACACTACGAGGACAAGTGCCACGACTGCCCTATCGTTTGCGCCAAAACGGAAATCATCAAGGCGCACGAGGAACTGGAAGCGGTGCAAGCTGAACTGGAACGGGTAAAACAGGAAAGGGATGCGGCGATAGACTGTATCTACAAAATTGAGGATGACCTTGACCGAGGAAATGACAATGACTGGGCCAGAGAGCATATTTCGGAATGGGAGAGCCAGAAGGAGGACTGACATTGAAATACAAAGTATCATTTAGCGGGTTTGCTTATGTTGAGGCGGATTCTCCGGAAGAGGCAGAGGAAAAAGCTATGTACGAGGATGATGCTGTTTATGAGGAAAAAAAGTGTGAGTCCGTAGAAGAAGTAGACGAGTTTGCGGTGAGTTTGGAGGATTGACATGGAACGGCTGAGTGACTTTGCTGCTGATATTATCAATGATCTGTATGAAAACTCTGATTGGTACGGCGACTACTCTTTGATAGAAGCTGCCATTAACCGCCTCGCAGCCTACGAGGAGACGGGCCTGGAGCCGGAGGCAGTAGAGCACCTGAAACTTGCAAGCATGGGCAAGGCTATTGCAGAAATCAAAGAGTTTGATGGTGTCCCCATTGACCGCCTCCGCGAACTGGCCCAGGCGGACAGAGATGGGAAACTCCCAAAGTACACCATAGGCGATACAGTTTATGACCGTTTTGGAGACGCCTGGGAGGTCAGAACGGAAGAACTCCATCTACTTGACGGAAATCCAAACTGGATATACAGATGTGGCCATGCGGGGACGGATGATTACTGCGCTCTGTGGGAATTTAAGATTCTGTCCCGCGAGGAAGCCGAGGCCGCGCTAAGGAGGGAGCAGGATGAAAAAGGAGGAGGCTCAGAATGATATTTTTCGCTGGCCTGGATTTCTTTCTGGCGGCACTGAATGTTTATTTCGGTCTAAAAGAGAAAGGAGGCCGAGCATGATAAACACCCATCCGACCCGGTGTAATATCTGCGGAGGGCCTGTCACTTATGGCTCTAATGCCCGTGTCTATGGCCGGGAGTACGGAAGTGGTTATTGCTATCTCTGTGAGCGGTGCGGGGCCTATGTGGGGACGCATAAGCCACGCCCACGGGAAGCGCTTGGGCTGCTGGCTGATGAGCCCATGAGGACCGGAAAGAAGATGTGCCACGCTCTCTTTGATCCACTCTGGCAGGGGAAGCCAAAGGCCCGCAAGAAGAGGAATGACCTCTACCGCTGGTTGGCTCATGAGATGGAGATACCCGTTGAAGATTGCCACTTCGGATACTTTGACATAGACCAGCTCCGGCGGGCGTACATCATACTACGCAACGTACAGGACAAGCAAATGCGGTATGACAACTGTGGGAAAATATACTTTGAGGAGGCCGCCCATGTACGGAATAACTGACAAGAAAATTGCCCATGTCATCAGAGATGACAAAAATAATGGATTGTGCGGATTCTGGACAACCATCTGTGGGAAATGGATTCATCCAATATCCGTGTCCGATGAGTTGCCAGAAGGAGTCAGAATGTGCAAGCTGTGCTCCAAGAAGGAGGCCGACCATGAAGTTTCGGAGTAAGACGGGGGAAGTCGCATTTACCATTGACCAGGCATTAGAGCGGTTTTGCGATAGTAAAAAAGATTGCGACTATTGCGAACTTCGGGAACCCGTACAGCAATACAAAGGGACAAAGAGACCATGCCATGAATACGCAAGAGCCAACCCCCACGAAGCCGCCCGCCTGATGCGCTACGAGGTGGTGGAGGATACATCTGAGGATGGTTACTTGTCAGAAGAAGAGTGCAAGGCCTACCGGGATATGCTTAACCAGAATGGAAAACCGATGGGAATTAACATCAGCGATTTGATGAAGGAGGCCAACATGGACAAGCCAAGAATTTGTGAGGTGCTGGGGGTTGAAATGGGAGAAAAATTTACCATTGCGGATACTGACTATTGGATTGAAAAGAATGGAGCAATATTTTCAGATGGAAACCAAAGAGATTTGATAGGAGTTAGTCTTATCTGTAATGCCATCAACCACCCTGACCGCATCATCCGCAAGCCCCGCTGGACGGAGCAGGAGGTGGAGGATGCTAAGTACACAAAGCGTATTCTGGGAGTTGATGTGGTAAGCAGAAATGAATATGGCGGCGGATTAGTTGCCAGTCGGAGCGATGTGGGTGTTTCTATCGTAGTAAACCGAGAGTTGTTCCCCTCCCTCCGCCCCGGCGAAACCGTCACCCTTGACGAGATTATCGGAGGCGCGGAATGACCAGAGAAGAATATGAAAAGAAAATTGCGGCATTGGAACCGCTCGATGAGGAGAGGCGAAAAAGCGTGACGTGTGCGCTCCTTGGACATAGCCATATTACCACAGGTTGCTTCGGGTATGTCTACTGTGCACGGTGTGGAGAACAAATTGGGGATGTTCTGGGCGGCTGTTTCTATGATCCGCTGGAAGTTCGTGTAGGTCATAATTGCCCAACTTGCAGAGCTAACTATGAGAAGCTTGGATGGGAAGATAAGATTCTGACTCCTGACCCGTTTTCGGATGAGAACAGCGGAGGTGCGGAATGAAAAGTGAGATGAGGGCTTTATTGGGAATTTCGCAGCGAGAAGATAACCAGCAGGCCAAAGCCGACGCGGGGACTCTCTCAAAGAATGGGATGATCTCTACCAACAAGGAAGGTGGGCAGCAACACCACAGACCCTATCGCTCTGAATGGCTCCCGCCCCGTGCCCTTTTGGCGGTATCACATGTGCGCTGGGAATCCGAGGCGGTGCATGGCTACAGTGAGGAAAACTACAAACTCATTTCAGCAAAGGAGCATGTTGGGCGGGCGATAACGCATCTTCTGGCATGGCTGGCAGGCGACACCTCAAACGACCATATGTCGCACGCTGCCACGCGGGTATTGTTCGCCCTGGAAATGGAGGAGGAAAGCAAAAATGGATAGAGAAATCCTTTTCAAAGCCAAGCGGCTGGACAATCGCGAATGGGTGGAAGGGTATTATATAGGCCCAATAGGCGTACTTGATGTACATGAAATTTGTGATATTCATGATATTACAGGGCCGCGTGTTGAAGTTGATCCCTCCACGGTCTGCCAGTACACCAACATCGACATACGGCGGGAAGCGTGGCCGTCATCCGAAGTACACAAGATTTTTACTGGCGACTGCTTGGGCGAATGGGGCGAGGATGAGGACGGTAACGAGTGCGTCTGTATCCTCGGTATTGTAACCTATTGGGAAAGTGAAGGGCGCTATGTATTGGCAGACGAGGATGGATCGTGCAACGACTGGACGCTGGAGGATGAGGCACAACCGGAGAATTGGCCCAATCTCATACACTGCGGCTCCATCCACGACGGGGAGGGAGGACGGCATGAGGGGGCAGAGCATGACTGAAACCGAAGTGATCTCTATTGATCGTCACGGCCAGCGGAAGGAGTATCCGTCGATCAAATCTGCCGCAGAGGATGTTGGTGTTCGCCCCTGCCGGATTTCTACCGCCTGCGTTACCGCCCACCGCTGCGCGGGACGGTATTGGATCAAGAAGGAGGATATGGATGGGTGAGTTCCCGGAAAGGCTGAGAAAGTTGCGGGAGTCCATGCGGCCAGTTCGGAGTATGACAGTTACATCACAACTGATGGGGTTGCATCCGGATATGTTGAGAAGATATGAGCGAGGAGAAGTAGAGCCGTCTATGGACGCCCTATATAAAATCGCGGATTATTATGGGGTCAGTACGGACTATCTGCTTGGGAGAACAAACTTCCCATTTGTACATAGGGTGTAATCTTTCATCATCACAAAAAACCCGGGCAGTGGTTCCCACAAAAGTGGGAATTAAAAGCGAAGACTATGCGAGAATGGAGCATGAGGGAGTGACTTCCCCATGCTCCTTCTTTTTCCTCCCCTTTCGGGCTGTGACCAACCACGGCCCAAAGGGCAACCCACTCCCCCGGCGGGGTATCTAGTAAGCAGATATTAAAAACGGAAAAGAGAGCCTCTCTTGTACGTTTCCTGCCGGGGGACTCCCTTCAAATATGCCGCACGAGCGCATCAGCCCACATATCAGGGCCGGAGGGTCGCGCCCTCCATGCGGCACCATAGGGCGTGCCCGTCTCGCTGAAATGATGGGAGGGTCGGGTACGGGGAATTTTTGATTGAGGTGGTGAGTCCATTGTGGCAAAAGGTAAGTATCAACGGTGGTTGGAGCCAGATGGGCTCTTGCTGCTGGAGGGCTGGGCCCGGGATGGGCTGACAGACGAGCAAATCGCCGGGAATATCGGGATTACAGCGACTACGCTCTATGAATGGAAAAACAGATTTCCTGAGATTTCTGAGGCCCTAAAAAAGGGCAAAGAAGTTGTTGATTACCAAGTCGAAAATGCACTTCTGGCATCTGCATTGGATGGTAACACCACGGCGCAGATATTTTGGCTGAAGAACCGAAGACCGGATAGGTGGAGGGAGAAGCCCACCGAAAACAAAAGCGAGGATACAGAGGTCAGGGTGATTATTGATGTCTGAGGTGCGGCTTTCTTCTGTTCTTGGCCCCGCATTTCATCTGCTTGCCCGTGATGTATTCCAACACGGACACACTCACTATGACTTATCCGGCGGGCGTGGTTCGCTCAAATCCTCCGCAGTGTCGCTGATTGTGCCGCCGCTGCTGATCCATAACCCAGGCACTCACGCCCTAGTGCTCCGCAAGGTGGCAAACACCATCCGGGACAGCGTGTACGCTCAATATCTATGGGCAATCGGAGAACTGGGTATGGCGGCATATTGGGACGCAAAGGTCCAGCCCATGGAACTAATTTATAGACCGACAGGGCAAAAAATCATGTTTAGGGGCGCAGATGACCCCATGAAGATAAAATCTATCAAGGTGCCTTTCGGATATATTGCTGTGACCCACTTTGAAGAAAAGGATCAGTTTGCTGGCAGAGCAGAGATACGAACGATCCTACAATCCACCATGCGCGGCGGGTCGAAGTTCTGGAATTTTGAGAGTTACAACCCGCCCATCAGCCGGGACAACTGGGCCAACAAGGACAGTCTGGAGGAAAGAGCAGACCGGCTGTGTCACAAGAGTACATACCTGGAAGCCCCTCCGGAGTGGTTGGGGGCACAGTTCCTGGCGGAAGCCGAGCATCTGAAAGCTACGGATGAGCGGGCGTACCGTCACGAATACTTAGGCGAGGCTGTTGGGACCGGCGGGAATGTGTTTGAGAATCTGGAACTGCGGGAAATCACAGACGAAGAGTTTGCTTCCTTTGACCGCATCTATCAGGGCGTGGACTGGGGCTGGTTCCCTGACCCGTTTGCCTTTATTCGGCTTCACTATGACCGGGCTAGGGAGACAATATACCTAATGGACGAGATATACCAAAATAAGTTAACCAACGAGGCAAGTGGGAAGCTGATTCTTTCCAAAGGGTACAAGGATGCTTACATTATTTGCGACAGCGCAGAGCCTAAATCATCAGCAGACTATCGGGCGATGGGCCTTCCGGCCAAAGAAGCAATTAAGGGGCCTGGAAGTGTGGAATATGGCATGAAGTGGCTCCAGCGGCGAAAGATTGTTATTGACCGCCGGAGGACGCCAAACGCTTATAACGAGTTTGTTAACTACGAGTATGAGCGTAATAAGGATGGAGAGATCATCAGCGGTTATCCCGACGAGAACAACCACCTTATTGACGCCACAAGATACGCTCTCGAGCGCGTATTTAGGAGAATGGGGGTGACTGCTTGAACATAAACGAGAAGCTGAAAGAACTGGGCTTTGCCACTATCAGCGAGGACTTTTACCGCAAGGTGCAGGAGTGGAAAAGCTGGTATGTGGGAGATGTCAAGGGCTTCCATCAGTACAGGGTCCGAAACGGAACGGGCATGGTCCGATGCAAGCGGTACACCCTCAACATGGGCAAGAAAATCCCGGAGGACTGGGCGAATCTGCTCATGAATGAGCGGGTTGAAATCACTCTGGATGGCACGAAAGAACAAGAATTTATTGACCGAGTTCTGAAGGAGAACAACTTTCGCGTGCGCTCCAACGAGATGCAGGAAATGGCCTTCGCTCTTGGCACGGTGGCTTTTATCCCCCGCGTGGTGGGCATGGGGGTCACTAAGGCGGGGCCGATTCCAGGCAGCGCAACCGATATCATCATTGACTATGTAACGGTAGAGCATATCTGGCCCCTGTCATGGCAGAATGGCGTTATTACTGAATGTGCCTTTGACAGCATCGTCAACGTAAACGGGGACGATTACTGCTATCTGCAAATTCACCGGAAGGTCGACGGCCTGTACAACATTGAGAACCGGCTGTATACATATCGGAACCAGAACGTGGATACTGAGGTACAGCTGACCTCCGTGCAGGGATTTGAGCGGGTGCCGCCTGTGGTTCATACGGGCTCTGACCGGCGGCAATTTGTCATTGACCGGCCTAATATTGCAAACAACTTCGATTACTCCATTCCGCTCGGGATTTCGGTCTACGCCAACGCCATCGACAGCATGAAGGGCGTTGATATTGCTTTTGACAGCTACGTCAATGAGTTTGTGCTCGGGAAAAAGCGGGTGATGGTCAAGCCAGCAGCAACAAAAGACCTTGAAGGAGAACCGTTTTTTGACCCTGACGACCTGGCCTATTATGTCCTACCGGAGGATATAAGCGATGGCTCTGTTATTACTCCCATTGATATGAAGTTGAGAACTGCGGAGCACAGCGAGGGTATTCAGACGCAACTCAATTTACTTTCCAGTAAGTGCGGCTTTGGCGAAAACTATTACCGCTTCGATCAGGGCAGCATTACTACGGCCACCCAGGTCATCAGCGAAAACAGCACCATGTTCCGTACCATCAAGAAGCATGAAATCATTCTGGAGAGCGCCATCAAGGAACTGTGCCGGATCATTCTCCACCTCGGCAACACTGCCATGGGGGCCGGGCTAAGTGAGGACGCAGAAGTCACCATTGATTTCGATGATAGTATCATCGAGGACAAGACAACAGAGCGCAATAATGACCGCCAAGACCTTGCGGCGGGCATCATGAATGACTGGGAATACCGTATGAAATGGTACAACGAGGACGAGGCCACGGCAAAGAAGATGCTGCCGAAGATGGAGGAAATGACCACGGAGTCACAACAGGAGATTGAGTAAAATGGTATGGGTTAATGTAAAAGATAGGCTTCCGAAAGAAGGCCAAGAGGTCATTGCCGTAGTTACGATATTTCGAGGTGGACTGAAGGAAAAGACTAAAGCTGTTTGTACAAGATTTGAAAATGGTCGATTCATGTTTTTTGCTTTGGATGAATGTTATTTTGTAAGTTGTTGGATGCCGCTGCCGGATATCCCTGAATAAAATGCAGAAATACCCATTTACACCTGAAGTTCTTGACGCCCTCCCAGAAGAACTTGCAGAGTTATACCGAAACCTAGAGAATACTCTTTTGGAGGAAATTTGCTCCCGCCTGAAAGTGGCTGGAGAACTAAATGAAGTAACGGTGTTGGACATCCAAGCACTCCGGTCTCACGGTATCAGCCAACAGGAGATTGAACAAGCAATCAAAAGAACGACCAATATCGGCGAGAAAGAGTTGAATAAGCTATTTGACGATGTTGTAGAGCGGAACCAGCAGTATTATACTAGCCTGATTGATATATCAGATGTAACAGCGCCAAAAACACTGCTGAGCGTCGAAGATACCTATGCCATTTATGAGCAGACTCGCAAAACGTTCCGAAATATTACTCAATCAATGGCTTTCCTGCTCGACAATGGCCGAACGATGCTCCGGCCTGCAAGTGCTTACCAATGGGCGCTTGATAATGCCGTGTTGCAGATACAAAGTGGAGCAATCAGCTACAATCAGGCAATTAGCGGTGCTGTGAAGCAGCTTGCAGACAGCGGCATCAAGACGGCAGAATACAAAAGCGGCCACATGGACCAGATCGACGTTGCGGTCCGCCGTGCTATTATGACTGGTATCAATCAGCTTTGCCAACAGTATTCGGAGCAAGGCATGGATTATTTGGAAACTGATCTGGTTGAGGTCTCTGCTCATATCGGGGCGCGGAACACCGGAACTGGGCCGGAAAATCACGAGAGCTGGCAAGGGAAGATTTACCGATGGAGCGCAAAACCGAAGCAATCCAGCGGGAGATATCCTGATTTTATCGCTTCTACGGGTTATGGTACCGGACCTGGTCTAGGCGGATGGAACTGCCGCCACCACTTTTATCCGTTTGTTGAGGGTGTCATGGAGCCGACCTATTCAAGCTCTGATCTGAGCGCCATGAAGGGGAAAAATCGGGAGATATCTTTTGAAGGCAGGCAGTACGATGGATATACGGCCACTCAAAAGCAACGCCAAATAGAGCGCACCGTCCGAAAGCTAAAGCGGGAACAAACCGCATATAAGGCCGCTGGACTGGAAGAAGATTACCAAGCTGTAACGGCTCGTATCCGGCGGCTGAACAAGGAATACAAAGTATTCAGCGAGGCGGCGGGGCTGCCGTTGCAGCGGGAGAGGATGAAGACAGAATATTGATGGATGAAAAAGCGTGGGCCATCATCAAGTCCATACTTGACCGTGGAAATGATGCTATTATTCGAAAAAAGGAAAGCGGATTCCTCATCTTGGAGGAGAAAAAGAAAACCGTATATCGTTCCTCTGACCGATAGGGGCCAGAGAAGGACCGTTGGGGTCAACTGCTTACAAATCGTAGGCGGTTGGCCCCTTTTTTGTTTGTCAGAGAAGACGTAAAAACCCAAGCGGCAGAGAAGCCGAAAATCCCAAATATAAGACAGAGAAGTCTATAAAACCCAAAGGAGAAGCATTATGGCGAACATTGATACGAGTACCATCGAAGGATTTGACGGCATGACTGCCGACGAAAAGGTCACGGCACTGTTGGGCCTGCAAATCCCCGACCCTGTTGACCTGTCTGGATATGTAAAAAAGGATGTCTTTGATGCAAAGGCGACGGAGGCGGCATCGCTCGCAAAACAGTTGAAGACCAAAACGACGGAGGCCGAAACTGCTGCCGGTACGCTTTCCACTACGCAGGCGGAGTTGGAGGCGCTCAAAAGAAGCTATTACGTTGCCTCCAAGGGCCTGACCGGGGACGAGGCGGAGTTTATCGCCTTCAAGGCCGGGAAGATGGTGAGCGATAAAGTCACCTTTGAGCAGGCCGTAGACGAGCTGACCGCTGACCGCAAGAAAACGACATTTGACTGGACCGCTCCTGTGGGCGGCGGGAAGCCAAAAACAGGAGAAAACGATGTAATGAACGCCCTGATTCGGGGCGCACTCAAGTAAGAAAGGAGCCTATCAATGGCCGATATTATCGACAGAAGCAAACTTTCCGGGCTTATTCCTGAGCCTGTAACCCGTGAGATCATTCAGGGCGCGGTGACGGAGTCCGCCGTGTTGCGGATGGCTCGTCGACTGCCCAACATGACCAGCAAGACGCAGACGCTCAATGTGCTGGACGCCCTGCCCACCGCCTACTTTGTAAACGGCGAGGCAGCTACCGGCGCGTCCGACTCCAAGGCGTCTCTGAAAAAGACCACCAACATGGCGTGGGACAAGAAGAAAATCTACGCCGAGGAGATTGCCGTTATCGTCCCTATTCCCGAAGCCGTGCTGGACGACAGCGACTACGACATCTGGGGCGAGGTACGGCCCCGCCTTGAGGAGGCATTTGGCAAGGTTATCGATGCGGCTATCCTGTACGGGACTAACAAGCCTACTTCCTGGCGTGATGGTCTTGTTCCCTCCGCTGAAACCGCCGGTGCTGTTGTCCCTGCTACTGCTGATATTTTCGCAGACATCATGGGCGAAGGCGGCGTGATTGCGAAGGTGGAGGAGAGCGGTTATATCCCCAACGGTGTGATGGCCGCTATCCAGATGCGTGCCAAGTTGCGTGGCTTAGTGGACAAGAACGGCCAGCCCATTTTTAAGACCGACATGCAGGGCGATACCCGGTATGCGCTGGACGGCATGAGTATGTACTTCCCCGTTAACGGTGCGTATAACCCCGCTGAGTCCCTTGCCATCGTGGGCGACTGGAGTCAGCTGGTCTACGCCATCCGGCAGGACATGACATTCAAAATCTTCGACACTGGCGTTATTCAAGATCCAGCTTCCGGAGAGATTGTATATAACCTCCTTCAAAACGACATGGTGGCCCTCCGCGCCGTCATGCGGCTGGGCTGGGAGATTCCCAATCCCATCAACGCTTACAACGTCGAGGATAGTCATGCCTTCCCCTTCGCTGTGTACGCTGAGGCCACCGGTACCATCAGCGACGTGAGCATTACCCCGGCATCTCCCTCTATTGCCAAGGGGGCCGGACAGCAGTTTTCCGCTACTGTGACTGGTACTGGCGGCCCGTACAGCACCGCCGTTGACTGGAGCGTGACCGGCACCTCCGCCCTGAAGGCGGGCACCAAGATCAGCGCCTCCGGTTATCTGACCACTGACGCAACGGAGACAAATAGCTCCCTGACCGTGACCGCCAAGAGCAAGCAGGACACCGGAAAGACCAAGACCGCCACTGTCACTCTGACGGGGGGTTAATTGAGGCCGCTGTAATGTCCGCATCAACGGTCTCTAAACCACGCAAGCGGACCACAAAGAGCTAGGAGGGCTCCTGATGGCTTACGCAGATTATCAGTATTACAAAAATACATACCTGGGCACCGCCATTCAGGAGACCGACTTCCCGCGCCTCGCCTTGCGTGCAAGCAGCTTTTTGGACTATTACACGCAGGGCCGGGCGGGCCAAAATCAGGACGTGAACGCCGTGAAGATGGCCTGCTGTGCCGTTGCAGAGCAGTACCAGAGTATCGACCTTGCCCGGCAAGCGGCTCTGCATGCCCTCCAAAACTCCGCAAACGCTGGAGAGGCTGGGGAGCTGCAAAGCCAGAGCGTTGGAAGCTGGTCCAAGACATACCGGAGCGGAGGCGAGAGCGCACAGCAGGCCACGACAGCGGCACAGGCAGCACAAGCCTCTCTTGCGTCTGTTGCAGCGCAGTATTTGTCCAGTACGGGCCTCCTGTATCGTGGAAGGGGGTGTGGCTGTGTTCCCCCATGTTGTGACGCTCTATAACGTGGTGACAGAAGAGGACCCTAGCACTTTTGAGGAAACAACTACAAATCATATTACCATTCTGCGAGGAGTTCTGCTGGATGCTGTCAAGGCCAAAAACGTTAACGAAAGCGGTTTGGTTGGAGCGGATGCAGTCAACCTCTATATTCCGACCAGCGTTGAAGCCGTAGACGGGGTGACTGGTGAGCCAAAGCAGTATGTAGGGCCTATTGAATTTTGGCGGGCAGAGGACAAGAGCGGGCTTTGGACGCTTTCCACTGGAGAAAACACCTTCTTTGTAAAAGGAGAAGCCGTTCACCCTAATTGGTCTGCTCAGAAGATCGATGCCGCATACGATGATGTCTACAATGTCAACACTGTGGATTTCAAGGACTTCGGCGGAGAGATGTCGCACTGGGAAGTTGGTGGGAACTGATGTTTAGCTTTGATGTCAGCTCCAATATTGTTCCAACTGTGACGGGAAATTTAGAAGCTGCAAGCGAAAAGGCCGTTTATGCGATGGCTGTCCAAGCGCAAAAGGATACATCTCCATACGTTCCGGCCTTAACAGGCGACCTTGACCGGAGAACAAAAGTTGAAGAGTCAAAAATCATTTATCCCGGTCCACAATCTCGCTATTTGTACTACGGGAAATTGATGATAGACCCGGCAACAGGCAGCAGCTACGCATCTTATGGAGCAACAAAAGTTCTCACTGATAAAGACTTGGTTTTCAACAAAGCTATGCACTCGCAGGCGCAATCACATTGGTTTGAGGCGAGCAAAGCGGAAAACAATGGCAAATGGGAACGAGTATTTGGAAAGGCGGTGAAGCGATATCTTCGAGGATAAAAAGCAGAAAATTTTGGCATCTTCGGAGGAAGTTGACCGCATTTCTCGCTCTATGCTGGTGTGGGCCAATACTTTTCCGGACAAGCCTGTGACAGTTATCAAGTACGAGTTTTTGGACATCGATGATGCCGCCGGAGATGATGCGGCCATGGCTCTGTCTACTATCCAAGGAACGTACATCACCCAGCGATATATCATCGGCGGGTATCAGGCGGAATACCAATTCAAGATCATCTACCGGATTAAACCGGGGAGCAGCAACGACAAGCGGCTCCAAGCAGACGAAATGCTGAACCATTTTGGGGACTGGGCAAGGACCCAACACCCCGATTTGGGAGATGGCATCAACGCTTTGAAAGTCGAGCCGACCACACAATCCTCTAAGTTCGCGGCTTATAAAGACGGCTATGAGGACTATCAAATTTTAATGAGACTGGCCTATGAGGTCAATGTCTGAAAGGAGTGAGCACTTTGGCAGATTTGGAGTTTAACACCACAGAAGGGCGCACGATTGCCCGTGAATTGCTGATTGCATATCTGAATACTGGCACGCCCGAGGAACCTGTATGGTCCGCCATTGGAAAGCGCGTTGAGGAGTCCGACGAGGAAATGGACTGGTCCGAGGAGTCTATCAAGGACATTTTTGGGAACACCTGGACCACACTCACAAAACCAGTCATCACCCAGAGCTTCGATCCTGTTCCTCTGGATGCAGGGGACGTAGCGGCGGTGAAACTGTGGAATTTGGCAATCAAGGACCAGGACGCACAGGCTCTGGCAAATCAAGATATGCTGATCGGCCACTACTACGCAACATCTGGCGAGTCCAATTTTGCGGAGCGGTACAGCGGCGCATCCGTGTCTGTAACCAGAATTGGTGGCGCCGGCGGCGGAAACCTGGAAATTTCCTGCGACATTACATACGGCGGCACCAGAACGCTTGGGACCATCACCAATACCACAGGGACTGTAACCTTTAAAGCAGACGGAGCGGCCTAAAGACAAAGAAGGGCACAGTACAAAGGAATAGTGCTGTGCCCCCTTTTGGAGGAATTATGCAGAAGATCACATTTGATACCGGCATTAAAACATACCAGATCAATGACAGCGGCGTTTTACGGTTTAATCCGTCTGACCCAAATCTGTACAAGCGGTTCAAGGACCTGCGTGTGGAAATTGAGCAAATCCAAAAGGATTATAGCGAACGTTCAAAATCCGCAGAGACCGGAGAGGATGCCATTGATCTGCTGGCCGAGTATGACGCCCGAGTAAAAAAGTCTCTCTCCCATGTGTTCGGCGAGGAAAACGACTTTGACAGCATCTTAAGCGGCGCAAATGTAATGGCTGTTGCCAGTAACGGGGAGTTGGTCATTACCAATTTCTTGGATGCCATGGTCCCCGTCGTTGAAGACGGCGTTAAGACCTATGCAAAGATGGAGGCTCAGAAAGCCGTGCAGGAGGCAAAGAATAAATGAGATGGACGCTCCCGGTTAATCTTGAAGTTGGCGGAAAAGAATATGCAATCAATGCCGATTACCGGGACATCCTGAACATTATTTCTAGGCTCAACGGCAACGAAAACGAGCTTGTAAAGGTCTATGTGTGCTTGGCCCTGTTCTACCCCCAATTTGAAGAAATGCCGGAAAGCGATTATCAAGAAGCGATTGAAAAGCTGCTTTGGTTTATCGCCTGCGGAGAAGAACAGGAGGATAAAAAACGGCCAAAACTGATCGACTGGGAGCAGGACTACCAAATGATCGCCGCCGACATTATCAAGGTGGCCGGGCATGATGTCAGATCGGACTCTTTCTGTCATTGGTGGACCTTTGTTTCTTACTTTATGGGCATTGGGGAAGGGCAGCTTTCCGCCGTTGTTTCCATCCGTGACAAGCTCCGGAAACACAAAAAACTCGAAAAGTGGGAAAAGGAATTTTACAACCAGAACCGTTCAAAAGTTGATCTAAAGCGGCATTACACGGAAGAAGAGGACGAACTTCTGAAAAAACTGCTAGGGAGGTGAGAACATGGCGGCAGCAGATGGCTCTATTATCATTGATGTTCGAGCAAACACACAACAGGCGACAAGTGCGTTGACAAAGCTGGCAAAGTTGGCTGCAACGGCCTTTGCTGTTGATAAAATTATCGACTTTTCCAAACAGGCTATCCAGCTTGGAAGCGATGTTGCGGAAGTCCAGAACGTTGTCGACGTGGCCTTTGGCGATATGTCCAGCGCTGTTGACGAGTTTGCCCAAAACGCCATCACCAACTTCGGTATGAGCGAGCTTGCGGCCAAGCGGACGGCCTCTACATATATGGCAATGGCAAGCAATATGGGCTTGTCGCAAGCAGAGGCGGCAGAGATGTCCTTGACACTCACCGGCCTTACAGGTGATGTGGCGTCTTTTTATAACATCTCTCAGGAGCTGGCGGACATTAAGCTGAAATCCGTCTTTACAGGTGAAACGGAAACATTAAAAGACCTGGGCATCGTTATGACCCAGGCCAACCTAGAAGCGTTTGCGCTGTCTCAGGGCATCACCAAAAGTATTTCTGCTATGTCTCAGGCGGAGCTGGTGACTCTGCGCTATAACTTCGTTCTGGATCAGCTGTCTTTGGCCTCTGGCGACTTTATCCGGACGCAAGACAGCTGGGCAAATCAGACACGCATTCTCTCTATGCAATGGCAGCAGTTCATGTCTATTATTGGCGAGGCGCTAATTCAGGTGCTTTTGCCAGTGGTGCAGACTCTGAACCGGATTGTGTCCGCGCTAATCGACATGGCGAACGCTTTTAATGCAGCCATCACGGCTATTTTTGGCGGCGCCAATACGGAAATCACGCAGACGCAAGATAATGTGGGTGGCGTATCTTCTGGAATTGGAGATGCTGTTGACAACCAGAACGCTTTGACCGATGCCACAAAAGAGACTAACAAGGAGCAGAAAAAGAGCATTGCTTCGTTTGATGAAATCAACAAACTGACCGGAAATTCTGCAAGCGGCTCCGGCGGTGGAACGGGAGGAGCAGCTGGCGGCGGACTTTCCAAAATTGAGACCATTACCTCTGATGACATCGTGGAGAGCGCGGCGGAGAGTAAAATCCTAAAGCTGATAGACCGCCTTAAAGACGCATTTAGCCCCCTGGAAGACTCCTTCAAAAAATCGTTTGCCTATGTTTCTGAGGGAGTAGAAAAGCTGGCTGACGTTTTCCGCGATATGTGGAATGACATCAAGTCTCTTGGACCGCCTCTATATGATTGGTTCAACAATGAGTTTATGGACTTCTTGAACCAGTTTATTCTTACGGCTGGGAATGTTGTCGGAGGGCTTCTGGACTCTGCAGCAATGGTGCTTTCCGACATTTGGAACATCGTAATTTTCCCCACGCTGACAAAGTGGGCTGTTGATATTCTTCCTCTGCTGACTAACATTGCAACGCAGGTTTTGAGTGTGGGAGATGTGCTTTTTGAAAGTGTCAAGGCCGTGTTTGACATGATTTGGCAAGATGTGATTGCCCCGGCCATGCAGATCATTCAAGATATTTGGAGTGACTGCTGGGACAGCATTATCGACTTTTGGAATACGTGGGGCGCACCCATTTTCGACCAGATCAAGGCCGCAATTAGTAACACAACGTCTGTTTTTGTGAATATCTGGAACACGATCTTGAAGCCGGTTTTGACTACTCTGGGCAATACCTTTACAGAGCTTTGGACTTTGCATTTGAAGCCGTTACTTGACAACTTCCTAAACTTTGTAGGGACGTTGATTGAAGGGGCGCTTCGTATCTATAACGAGTTTATCTTACCCTTAGTTGATTGGTTTGTGAACACCTTTGGACCTCCAATTTCTGAGGCGTTTCAGGCCGTTATTGATATTTTTGGACGAGTCGTTGGAGCGATCGCGGACGGTGTAAGCCAAATCCTGGAATGGCTGACAAGCGTTATTGGATTTGTCGTTAATGTTTTTACAATCGACTGGAATGAAGCATGGGACGGTATTTCAGAGGCGTTTTCTAATATTTGGGACGGATTTGTGCAGACAATCAAGGACGCGCTCAATATTGGAATTTCCCTTGTGAACAAGTTTATTGACTGGATTAACGAGCATCTGGTTATTAGGATTCCGAAAGTCACGATTCCTTTCCTGGGAACGTTTGGCGGTCAGGAAATCCGCCCCTTTACAATCCCGAATATACCGTATCTTGCGCAAGGAGCAGTTATTCCGCCTAACCGGGAGTTCTTGGCGGTGCTGGGAGATCAGAAGCAGGGGACGAACATTGAGGCACCGCTGTCCACGATTGAAAAAGCTTTAGAAAATGTGATGAATCGACGAGGGTATGGCGGCCAGCAAACAGTGATCCTCCAGCTTGACCGTGAGCAGCTTGGCAAAGTGGTCTATGAACTCAATAAAGCCGAGACACGGCGCATAGGGGTAAATCTGGCGGGGGTGTGACATGAGCTACATCAAACTGAATGGAAAAGAGTTTGACGCGGATGTTGCCATTTCCGCATACAACCGAAATTTCAACGTTTTGGACGGAGAGAATGCGGGCCGTGTAATGACTGGCCGCATGGTGCGGGACATCATCGGAACGTATATCGGCCACCAGCTGACAGTGTTTCGCCGGGGCGACAACTACCAGGGCCTTGACGAGTTCTGGGACTACTTGGTGGAACATTCTGTTGATGATTCTGTACAGTTGGAAGCTGCTGATGGGCAAACCACGATCTCGTATGAAGCCTATTACACCAGCGCCTCGCAGGACATGGAGAAGGTGGAAAACGGTATCAACTATTGGGGCGAAATCGAAGTCAGTTTTGTCCCTATGGAAGCGCAGGTGACGCCGTCTTGAGTGTTACGACTGTACTTTACAAGGACATAGCGCCGGGAGCGGACGAGGACGCTTCCGTCTCCACTTCGGAGGCGATGCCCTTTTCTGCGCCATCAAAACTCCCGTTCGGTATCACGCCGGAACCGACCATTACCTGTGAGCCGAACCACTGGGGATTGGCTGGGGACTATGTCACTGTGGACACACAGGAGGTTGCATTCTGGTCTGTGGAAACGAGCGGAGATGACTGTAATTTTACAAACAAACCAGTCATCACGCTTGAGATGGACCAGCAGTATTCCTCCGTCGGCATTACATTGGCGTTTGATACGGCATCCGGTGACTATTGCCCATCAGTCAATATCAAGTGGTACCAGGGGGAATCTCTCAAGGCGGACGTGAACTTCACGCCCAATGCAGCAACGTATTTCTGCAATCGGAAAGTGCAGAGCTATGACAAAGTGGTCATTACCCTGGGCAGCACGAATCTTCCCAACCGACGGGCGAAACTGGAACATATTATTTTCGGCGTCTACCGCTATTTCGGGATGTCTGAACTGCGGTCCGCTTCCATCATCAACGAAATGAGCCTGATTTCCACGGAAATGCCCATCTCTACAATGAACTGGACGTTAGACAGCCGGGAAGACGTGGACTTTATGTTCCAGCTGAAGCAGCCTGTAGAGGTCAGGAACGACGATAAACTGATCGGCGTGTACTACATCGACAGCCACACCAGACAGGCGCAGAACCTGTACACAATCGACTGTCAAGACGCTTTTGGAGTGCTGGATGGCAGCCCCTTCCCTGGAGGCGTGTACAACGAAAAATCAGCGAAATCTCTATTGGAAGAGATCGTGAATGGACAGTTTTTCGTCGAGTATGACTCGGACGTAGAGGACACGGCTTTGACAGGGGTTATTACATCCGGAACTATCCGGACGGCTATACAGCAGGTGTTATTTGCGTGGGGCGTGTGCGCGTCAACTGATGGGCGGGACGGCATCCGAGTATTTAATTTGCCGGGGACTCCTGACGCCATCACAGAGGATTACACGTTTACTGGAGTCACCGTGGACACCAGCGCGCTTGTGACAGAGGTTAGAGTGACCGCCCATGTATATACTCAGGCCGAGAACGGAGGCGTGGAGATCAACGGTGTCAAATACGACGATGCCAAAACAGTTTACACCATTACTAATCCGGATGTAATTGCCACTGATAAGCAAAATGTTATTGAGGTCGCAGATGCCACTCTCGTTTCGCCGGATATCGGGCAAGCAACAGCACAGAGGGTCTATGACTACTATGCGAAACGGATTACCACCAATGCGAAGATCGTTTGGACAGGAGAGCTATTAGGGGATTGCGTGACGCTTCCCACCGCATGGGGGGCCACGAATGCCGGGAATCTCCGCCGCATGGAAGTCAAGTTGTCAAATACCGTTGTGGCGACTGTGGCATCCCTTGGAGGCTAGTATGAGTATTATCGACACGTTGATAACAGACCGAACACAATCCGACGTGACCCGCTGGCGCACCCTGCATGATAGGGGCTGGGGCGGAATGACAGAGGGCGAAAAAGCGGAATGGTCTGCCGGAGTGAAAGGAGCTTACAACGCAACGGACCTGAATAGAGTTGGAGAAGCGATTGAATATATCGCTGATTTGTTCGGCGGGTTTGGCTTTCCTATGGCGATTACTCCTAAGACTGACTGGGCCATCAAGGATATTCCGACTAGCCAGGATTTAGAGGACTATCTTTCCAACGTGGCGGCAATGCGCTTCATGATGTCCAATATTCCCGTTTATCCCTCCGATTGGCAGGCTCCGCCGGAAACCCCTGAAACCATGCAACATCTCACCTATGAGCAGGCAAATGACATCGAGCGGATATTGACCGATATCAACGATTTGCTGGTATGGGTCAGCAACAATCTTCTGTGGTTGTTCGCTGGTGACGTTTACGCTGGCGAATGGTAAGGAGGCAACATGCAAGACAGAATCCCTACTTATCCGGGGCGGGTTAAACTTACTCCTGTCTCCGGTCAAGAGAATACATACGACCTTGTAAGGGCAGACGAGCCGTCACAGGTTGGAACGCCCCTCAGCACGGCTACGCTGTTTAAGCCGGAGACGGAAGCAGTATTTTTTGGGAACACGGCAAACCGCACTGTTAACGACGCCTTATATCTGATCGGAACCACCTTTACGGCGGCTGAAATCCAAGTAACCTACAACGGAGGTGCTTAAATGACACAGCAGTTAGGACAGGTGGCCGTCGGCACACTGGTAAAGCTCAATGAGAATGGTTCCCCGGTGGAATTCTATGTGGCGAAGCATGATTACGAGAGCGGTTTAAACGGCACCGGGCGGACGCTGTTAGTGCGGAAGGAATGCTATGATAATCGGGTGTGGAATAACGTTCAGGTAAATACATACGCCTCTAGCGCACTTGATAGCTGGCTCAACAGCGATTACAAGAATCTTCTGGACTCTGATTTTCTGACGGTAATTGGGACCACAAAATTTCAATATACCATTGGTTACGGAGATAAAACATTAAGCACATTAGAACGAGCGATTTTTCAACTTTCCAGAACAGAGCTTGGATTTACGCTCCCGGCTGATGCAAATTTTGAGGGAAATATTCTTCCTATCGCATCGATTTTGCAAAAAGCTTTTTTGAACGGGGAAACGAATTCGCAATGGACTCGAACACCAAATACATCTTATCTCACAGCTGCCTTTTTTGTATATGCAGGTGGAAATTCTGCTTCGACTGGCGTTACTGGAGAAGCTGGCAGCCGCCCCGCTTTTACCGTCCCTTCCACATTGAGCGTAATTGACGATGGAACACTCTCTCTGGCGTCTGCTCCTCCACATGCGATAACTGTCCCTGTTCAAGCTATGCAGGGCAACCAGCTTGCAGTCTCCTGGCCTGCTGTGGACGGCGCTGACGGCTACATTCTGGAGCGCAAAGCAAACACGGATGCTGACTGGGTGCAGGTGTATTCTGGAGCTGATTTGACTTTTTCTGAAACTGCCGGGACCTGGGAATCGGTTCAGTATCGGGTAAAGTCTGGCGCCAATGGAAAATATGGCGAATATACAATCAGTTCCCTTGTTGATGTAGTTCCTGTCTCCATTCTGGTAATTTCCGGGTCCGACGGCAGCTTGGGCACTCTCACAAATGATGTGCAGTATGTGGTGTCCTCCAGCGGAACCAGTGCTTTGACGGTTACGGAATCTGCTGGACGAACTACCCGAACGTTCACGGCCACCAACGGCGCCACAATCAGAATTCCCGTGATTGAGCTGCCCACGGGCACGGGCACTATCAAGATCACGGCATCCACCAATCCCGGCAGCGGTGTGGTGACGGTGACGCGCAACTGGACGTACACCAAGACGGCGCCGACGTTTGCGAATGCGGGGAGCACGGCGCAGCTGCAACAGAATGGGAAGAACATTTTCCCGCTGACGCTGTTGGAGTGTGTACGCGGGGCAGAAAGTCTGGAGCCCAGCAGGTTTGGGCTTGGAAGCCCAAATCCGCGTAACATTGATGATGCAAATAATGCGACGGAATCCGGATGGTATTATCTTGATTCTGGTACACTCAATAGCCCGGAGAACGCAGAAGCTAGCAATGTGATGTTAGTGCTTGCTCGGAACAGTAATCCCCAAACAGTCCAAGTGCTATTTAATGTAACGGAGCTAGCATTTGAACTTCGGCGCGTTTGTACAAACGGGACATGGAGCCCTTGGGAGTGGATCAATCCCCCCACTCTGTTGGGCGTCGAGTACCGCACCGTGGAGCGGTACAACGGCAAGCCTGTGTATGCCAAAGCGGTGAGTCTCGGTCTGATAGAAAATCATACTTCTAAAAGTGTGGAGCATGGTATATCTAATTTTGAGTCATGCGTTGAATGCAGCGGATTTAGTGGCCCTATAAATCTTGTCGGGAGCGGTGGTGTTGATTCAATATATGCAACAACTTCTCGTGTTGGGATTGATACAAATGGAAGTTTTAGTAGTGCAGCAACATCATCTAAATTAAATACTGTTGCGATTATCAAGTACACCAAAACCACAGATTAAGGAGGCACCATGAAGATCATCAAATACCAGCTGGCGACAGAAGTCAACCACGGCACCCCCGAGGAACCGGACATCGAGACGGTGCTCTCCGGTGTTACGATGCCCTACACAGATGCAAATTACGCCATCGCCCAGGCGGAGGCGTATCAAGGGCAGATTACCGTGGAGGACGATGGGCAGCCGGAGCCGGAACCGGGAGCCGAGGACATTACCCTTGATATGCTGGCAGACCATGAGGAACGCCTGTGTATGCTGGAACTCACCACAACCACTGTATGACAAGAAAGGAGCAGGACCATGACAACTGTATACAATCTTTGCAAACTGCTGATTGACCGGGGGCGGACCGAGGGCCTCCTGGAAAAGATGGACGTGTATCTTGCCGCCGACAGGCTGACCCCGGAGGAATACAGCACCCTCAGCAAGATGATGACTGCGGAGGCGGCAGAGTAAGGAGGTCCTAATGGCTGACGAGAAGTGTATTCTGGACCCGCAGAGGGACTGTCTGGGACTCCAGAAAGCCAACATGCTGGAAAAGCAGATGTCGGAATGGCGGGGGGCATCCCGCAGCACTCACAAAGAACTCTTTGACCGGATGCGGGAACTGGAAAAGGCGGAGGCCGCCCGGAATGAGCAGTACGACAACATCATGGAGAAACTGGACAGGCTGATCGCATGGCAAGAGGCCGAGCAGGCCAAGCCGAAAAAGCGGTGGGAAGCTATCGTGGACAAGTCCGTGTGGGCGGTTCTGGCGGCGGTAATTGCCTTTGTCCTGGCTCGTATTGGATTATAAGGAAGCGACGCCCCCGAAGGAGCGCCGCAGTGTGCCCCGATATGGAAAAAAGCAAAACCACATCAATAAGGAGGAGGGGCACACTTGCATCTTACATCATTAGAAACCGGCGGTCAAGCCGGATATTTGAAAGGAGCTACCAATCATGAACAAGACCATCAACAACATCATCGATGACTTCAAGAGCGGCAAGATCACTGCGGAGGAGGCAAATAAGCTTCTGGACGAGGTCAACGCCGGATTCTCCCTCAATCCTGAAAAGAACCCTAGTGGTGGATGGACTGAGGCAGAGATGGCGGAGGGCTTCCGTCCTGGTGAGGCAAAGGATCCTCTGCCGGACAAGGTGGATATGAGCCGAAATCATGCGCTTGCCGGACAAGTGGTTCGCCAGAATACCAAGCGCGGAAAGTTTGATGTGACCTATGACGCGGACGGCTATGCTGTCAAGGCTATTCGAGTGTAATCGGGAGGTCTGATATGGACATTTCCTCTCTTGGCATTACCGGCGTGGCGGCTATCACTGTTATCTGCCTGCTGGCCGGGCAGGTCGTCAAGGCGTCCGGCCTGGACAACAAGTTTATTCCTATCATCTGCGGCGTCTGCGGCGCTGTGCTGGGCATTGTCGGCATGTTCATCGTGCCTGACTTTCCGGCCACGGACTACATCACCGCGGCGGCTGTGGGCATTGTGAGCGGTCTGGCTGCAACCGGAGCAAACCAGGTAATCAAGCAGCTGGGAAGTGACAGTAAATGAGCTACACGATAAAGGAGCAGCTGGCGAACTCCGGGAACTACGGCGGTTCCCGGAACGCCAGCCAGATCAAGTACCTGATCTTCCATTACACTGGAAATGATGGGGACAAGGCGGCCAATAATGCCGCGTACTTCCAGCAGAACATCGTCAAGGCATCCGCCCACTATTTCGTGGACGATACCACGGTCTGGAGGTCTGTGCCAGACCTGAAGGTGGCCTGGGCGGTGGGTGGCAGCAAGTATCCCAACGCCGACAAGACCGGCGGCGGGACCATGCATGGGATCATCACCAACACCAACTCCATCAGCATCGAGATGTGCGATACCATCCGGAACGGTGTCTACCAGGCCAGCGAGGCCACCCTGGCCAACGCTGCCGCCCTGGGCCGGACACTGATGGAAAAGTACGGCATCCCCATTGAGAACGTGTACCGCCACTTTGATGTGACCGGGAAGCACTGCCCGAGCTATCTCATCAACGCCCGGAAGTGGGCGGAGTTCAAAGAGAGATTGGAGGAGCCTATGGACATTGAGCAATTGACAGAGGAGCAGCTTCTGCGGCTGGCGGAGCGGATGCAGGCGGCCCTTGGAAAGCGCCCTCTTGGAAGCACCCTGGCGCTGGAACTGGAGGAGGCAAAGGCTCTGGGGATTACGGACGGAAGCAGCCCCAACGCCTTCTGCACCCGCGCCCAGGCAGCGGTGATGGTGAAGAGGGCGAAATAGGAAAAGACTGCGGAGCGGATGGAATAACAGGAAAGAAGGACGTGAGACTGTGAGCGCAAGAGTGAAACTGCCTGACCCACTGGACAAGCTTTTGCGCTCTCAGCTTGAGAGAGCCATCTATGAAGCCGCCTTACACGAGGATGACGAATTTATAGCGAAACGGCGCATCATTGATAAGGTAGACCAAATCGAAGTTGCCACCGATCTCGGTTGGTATCGCGGTGCTGTCAGCACTCATGAAAAGTACATCTTTCAACGGGTTGCCGATGTAGCAAAGCGGCTTTATCCAAACTCAGCATAAATCAAGCATAAGTCTTACATAACCCCGACTGGGACCACCCCCAGCCGGGGATTTTTTGTGAGAAAATTTAAGCATGGAGGACGTAAGGGACAAGGGCTGGTACACGTCGCCGCCCTCCTTGCGGCCTCCTGATTTCTTAACATAAGGACGTGTTTGATTTGATTTTGAATGGTTCAGAACTGGTGGCCCGGCTGGTGGCCTGCGGCTTCACGGAATCCAGCGCGTGGGACATTTGCATGAAATATGCCACTGACGGAAATTACTCCGGCCTGGAAGGATACATCCACCAGCAGGAGCTTTTGTATGATGACCGAAAGCAATATGTTTGAATTTTACAATTCGAACCCCTACGAGAAAAATGTGGGGGATTGTACCGTCCGGGCCATCTCGAAGGCGCTGGAGCAGGACTGGTACAGGACATACCTTGGCCTCTGCATTGAGGGAGCTGTGAGAGGCGATATGCCAAGCGCAAACGCCACATGGGGGGCTTATCTCCGACGGCATGGCTTTCAGCGTGACATGGCACCTGAGGACATGACCGTGGCAGAGTTCGCGATGGGGCATCCGCACGGCACTTACATCCTGGCCCTGTCTGGGCATGTAGTATGCCTGCAGGATGGTGTGATCTACGATACGTGGCACAGCGAGAACGAGACCGTACTTTACTTCTGGCAGAAAGGATGACGTGAGATGCCGAACTATCCCTATTACTATCAGCCGTACCAACCGTATCAGCCGCCTATGGCGGACCAGCTGACACAACTGCGGCAGTCCTATCAGCCCATGCAGCAGCCGCAGCAAGCCCCGGCGTCACCGTCTATTGTGTGGGTGCAGAGTGAGATGGAGGCGGCAAATTATCTGGTGGCGCCTAACTCTGCCGTTACCTTGTGGGACAGTAACGCCCCAGTGGTCTATCTCAAACAGGCGGACGCAAGCGGCAAGCCCAGCATGAAGATATATGACCTTGTAGAGCGCAATCAGCGGCCCGTACAGGCCCCGCAGGTTCCGGCGGTAGAGTATGCGCCCCTGTCTCGTCTGGAGGCATTGGAGGCCCGCCTGGATGCGCTGGCGGCAAAAGATAAGGAGGATGCGGAATGAATCCCTTTTTCCAGGCGATGGGCGGCAACAGACAGCCCAACATGATGCAGCAGTTTCAGCAGTTCATGAATCAAATGAAAGGCAAGGACCCCAACGCCATGATACAAGAGATGGTATCCTCTGGACGCATTTCCCAAGATCAGCTTAACCAAGTCCAGAATCAGGCCCAGCAGATGCAGGGCATGTTTGAGGGAATGCGGGGAATGTTTGGGAAGTAACCATTTCTAAACCAATTTTTAAACCATTTCAAACCATTTAATCAAAATCCCGGCCGGGTTTTGAAAATAAATCTACAAAGGAGATAACACAATGAGTCTTTCTTCTGACGGCGCTGTGATGACCATGCCCGTGACTCCTGCCTATCAGGGCGGAAACGGCGGTTTCGGCGGCTGGGGCGGCGATTGGGCCTCCTGGATTATCCTGTTCCTGATCTTCGGTATGTTCGGCTGGGGCGGCTATGGCGGCGGCTGGGGTGGTAACTCCGGCAATGGCCTGGGTTCTCCCTCCGGTCAGGGCTGGGCCACCAGGGCCGACATCAACGAGGGCTTCGCCCTGAACGGTCTCCAGAACGGCCAGACCTCCATCCGGGATGCCGTGAGCAACGGTTTCCACAGTGTTGATAATTCCATCTGTAATCTGGGGTATCAGCTGCAGGATTGCTGCTGCCAGACCCAGCGGGCAGTTGATGGCGTGAATTACAACATGGCTACTCAGGCCAATGGTATCCAGAACGCCATTCAGGGTGTGCGGTACGACATGGCTACCCAGGCCTGCGATACCCGCAACACCATCCAGAACAGCACGCGGGACATCATCGACAACGCCAACGCCAACAGCCGCGCAATCCTGGACTTCCTAACCCAGGACAAGATCGCTACTCTGACGGCTGAAAACCAGAGCCTGAAATTCCAGGCTTCTCAGGCGGCTCAGAATGCTTTCATCACCGCCAATCAGGAGGCGCAGACTGCCGAGCTGATCCGCCGCATCAATCCCATGCCGGTCCCGGCCTATCAGGTGCCCAATCCTTATGCCGGATGTGGCTGCAACCCCTGCGGCTGCGGCTGCTAAAATCCAATACATCAACTTGTAAGAAAGGCTTACATGTTCGGCCCCGTGCCGATTTTGAACCATGCGGCGGGGCAACAGCCTCGCCGCTATCTTTTTGAAAGGAATGAAGTTTATGGCTGAATTTACTGGAGTATTTGTCCAGCAGGTGGCCGCTAACCAGAACGTGGTCTTTACGGAGACGCCTGTCAGCGGGTCTAATTGCATCGTGCACCGTGACGGCTCCGGCATCGTTACCCTGCGTGGAATGACGAATCAGTGCCGCGCCCGCTATAAGGTGGTTTTCGGCAGCAACATTGCAATTCCCACCGGCGGCGCGGTAGGCCCTATCTCCGTTGCCATCGCTGTGGAGGGAGAGGCACTGGGCAGCGCTACTGCTATTGTGACCCCTGCCGCGGTGGACGAGTTTTTCAACGTGTTTGCTGCGGCCTTTATTGAGGTCCCCCGTGGCTGCTGCGTGACTGTGGCAGTCAAAAATACCAGCGCGGAGACGATTGAGGTTGAAAATGCTAATCTGATCGTTGAGCGCGTGGCTTGAAAGGAGAGTCAACATGTATATGCACGAACTGAAAGAAAAGCTCTGCGAAGAGTTGGAGGAGATCGCCCGCAAGCCGGAGATGTCTGCTGGTGACCTTGAAGCTGCTCACAAGCTGACCGACACCATCAAGAACATCGACAAGATCGAGATGCTGGAAGAGGACGGTGGATACAGCCGGGCTGGGGACTGGGAGGCCGATATGCGCGGCACTTATGCCCGCGGCTCCAGCTACCGTGGCCGGAAGCGGGACTCCATGGGGCGGTATAGTCGGGATGGGCGCATGGGCGGATACAGCCGCCACGACGCCAAAGAGGCTATGATGGAACAGGCCCGCGAAATGATGGAGGACGCGACCAACGAAAGGGAGCGTGAAGCCATCCGCCGGTTTATGACTGAGCTGGAACGGGATTGATAGGGGGTGCCCCCTATGCTAGACCCCAAAGAGATCGACATTGAGATTGCTCGTCTGGAGTACGGAGAGAGCAGCTATCCCGCATACGCTAAATTGGCAACCTTGTACACCATCAAAAACCAGATGCAGAAGCAAGAACCGGAAATGCAAAATCGCACCTATGAGCAAGCCTATTCTGCGGCTCCGGCTGAAATACCTGTAGAGGTCGGGAGATACGGAGACAGCGAATTTCTCCGCGAGGTTGAAGGGAGAAACGAGGAGCAGGTATGGGGCATTATGGATGACTTGATGGACACGCTGCAGGTTGCTAATCCCCGTGTGTATAACGGGGTAATGCGAAAAATACGGTCCCTATAAAAATTTCCGCCCTCAGAAATGGGGGCGGATTTCATCTGTAATTTCATCTGTAATTGTATGTAAATTTATATGATTTTGTGTTAAGACATATAACGAACAGTGATATTTTTCAGAAAACTGAAAACGGCTAAAAGCACTGCGGCACAAGGAAAAGCCTCGCAACCGTCACGGCTGCGAGGCTTTCTGCTTTGGTGACCCGTCGGGGATTCGAACCCCGATAGTTAATGAATAAAACTATTGGAAATAAAGGAATTTCTCTAATCTGTCTGTAAATTTATCTGCAATTTGGATTCGAAATAGCTATTTACTTTGCGCGCGGTTGCCCTTTGTTCGGAGCTGATTGTATGCTGGTAGACGGTTTTTAACATATTGTCAGTGGCGTGTCCCATGCGCTCCTCCGCGTACTTGTTTGGTATTCCAAGGGCTAGCATGACGGAGGCGTTAATATGGCGCAGATCGTGGAAGCGGTAGTGCTGAACGCCAGCCTTTTTGCAGATGGTTTGGAATCGACAATACAGGGCGCGGCGTGAAAGATTTACAATATACTCCCCATTATGCGGTGCTGCTGCAATCAAATTTTGAAGATACTGTGGGAGATCAAGGTCCCGTTTGGAGATATATGTTTTGGTCGTCTTAACGCCTTCGTCCACTTTTGCGCGCCGGATGTGGAGGACATCACCGTCAACATCTTCCCACTTGAGGCCCAAGATTTCAGACATACGCAAACCAAGCCAGAGAGCAAGCATAATCGGGAGCTCGTTTTCGGTGTCCTTACACGCCTTCATGATGGCGCCTATATCATCATCTGACGGGATAGAAATTTCATAGCGTACCTTTTGCGGGAGAGTGGTTCTAAGAGCTATGTCTGGCCTGTAAACTGCTAATGTAGCACTTAGTAGTCCATGAGCGTTTCGGACAGTCTTGGGAGATTTATTCCGAGCCATCATATTGATAGACCGCTGGACGATTTGCGGCGTGAGGCGGTCCAAATCAATATCCATGATGTCCTGTAAAGCGTTCGCACGTATCCTCTTATATCCGGCAATTGTGGCTGGAGACAAAACGGCGTCCTTACTTTCTACATATTGGTCTATAGCCTCACCAACAGTTAGTCCGGTCTTTTTCCTGGCCGCTTTAGCTCCGGACTTTATCGCTGCTGCCTGATTTTCTGCCTCTTTTTTTGTTGGAGCGGTAATGGATATTCTCTCCCCGGCTATCATAACGCTAACATTCCAGTTACCAGATGGGAGCTTTTTGGCGCTTGGCAGCTTCAAGCAGATCACCTCCTAAGAGTACGCCGCCAGGGGAGACCTGACGGCGGTTTTTATTGGGCTTTCTTGAGATCGTTAATCTGGTTAGTGTGCATACGGATAATATCCTTGAGGAAAGCGATTTCTTCTTTCATGCTGTCAATCTCGTCTCTGGTAATTAACTTCTTGTTGATAGAGGAGATGTTTTCAGCCATAGCCTGCATATTTGGACGGATTTCATTTTCAAGCGTCAGATTGATTTTGGAAATTTCCTGCGATACGGTGTCTAACTTTTTTCCCTGCGCTTCCAGTAATTCTAAAATCTTTTCTTCGTTCGTCATGGAAAAGCTCCTTTATTGCGCTTTCTTCAACTCATTGATCTGCTGAGTATGTAACTCCACCGATTTTTCCAGATCGTCCACCCGGTCCTCCAAGATGTCTATGGCCTCTTTAGGGACAGGATTGATCTGCTCACTGAGGGCTTGGAATTTGGGGTCAAAGTAGGCTTCCATGAGTACCATAGTTTCGCTGATGATTTCTTTTTTCTACTGGGCCATTTTAGAGTCCATTAACTGTGCAATAGCCTGTAAGTCTTTTTCGTCTAACATTTTGGTCTCTTTATCAAAAGGGATATCTGAATTTTTTTAATCTGCCATTTCGCTAGAATGTGCTTCTTGGATAATGTCACCAGTATCGGCATTTACAAAAGAAACTGTCACATCGTCAACCGGGGTCCCGTTAAACGCATTATACAGGCCTCCCAAGACATAGAAGCCAAGTACAGAAACAGACTCGGAAATCCCAACTTCGTTAGTAGATAACTTAACAGTAAAGTGCGTGTAATCATCGTTGGATGTCACTTCTACAAATGTGGGATATGTCTCCGGATCAATCATTTCCGCCATGGATTCATCAATACTTTCGCGGATGCCGGCCATCATTTCGTCGTGCTTGGATTTTGACATGATGTAAGTCGCACTGCCATCATCATTTAACGTAATAGACTTAATTCCCTCTTCTTTCGCGGTTTCATCAAGGGCTTCTTGGGTTGTTCCTTCTTCCAGGAAATCAGCAGGTACAATGATTTCTACATTCAATAATCCTTCGTCTACCTCAATAGATTGAGTTTCTTCGTTTTCAGAGTCTCCTTCTGTGTTCTGCTGCGCATCATTAGAAGAGCCTCCGCACCCAGCAAGAGATAAACAAATGATTATTGACAAAGCAAAAAATATCGTTTTCTTCATCTTCAATTCTCCAGTTTTATACATAGTACGGATTTGGCTTCATTAAAATTGCAATCAAATCAATAATGCACCCGATCAATAATAAGCCACCAGTAAAGATATAAATGACGCCCATTAATATTTTCCCTTCATAGAATTTATGAGCGCCAAAAACTCCAAGGAAAAGGCAGAGGACGAAAGCTACCCATTTGTTTTTTTCTTTCCCTCGGTTCTCCATTTTGACATCAACAGTATTTGTGTTGGTATTTGTATTATTTATCACAACGGGCTGCTGATTTGCCTTTAAATCTTCAACTTGCTTCCCGCAAATCGGGCATACGATGCAATCTTTATCTATCTGTTGGCCGCAATGCTTACAAAACTTTTTCCCAGGTTGTAAAATCTCATTTTCCATTTTATCCCCTCCGTATTCAACTATTTTCCAATCCATTCAGGGTCAACAACACCCAACACTTTTCCTAGACCCTGAACGTTATCACTCATTGGAACTGGTTCAATAGACGGGTTTAGTGAAATCAGGCAGTCTTTTCCGCGCTTTTTCACATGCGGTTTCCCATCAATTAGGAAAAGTCCGATTTCTCCTTCAAACACATCTGGCTGTTTCTGTATCATCAGACGGTCCCCATCTTTATAAGGGGGAACCAAATCAGGCCCGATATGGACTAAAAAATCTACTCTTGCTGTTTCTTTGCACATCTTTATTTTGGTTGGGCGGGACGGTGATGCAAAATATTCTTCTCTTGTCATTTAAATATCCCTCTTTCAGTATTAGACCACAAGATGTAGGTCAACACCAAAATATGGAAAAATATATTGGCGTTTTTCTCTAATTGATTCTAAGAATAAGAGATGCTATACTAACAGTCACTAAAACAAATGTTCGATATTGGGAGAATACAAAATGACTGCATGGGATGTCTTACTCAAATGTGGAATTTGTGAATTGCCAGTTGATTTGAGAAAGGTTTGCAAAGGACTTGGAATTGGCCTTTTTTCATACAGTCAGGGGTATTCTATTATCCAAAAACTTGGGTTAGTTCATCATACCATTGGAGCCGATGGCTTTTTGTTCCAAACAGATGGCGTATCAATTGCCTTTTATAACCAACAACAACCGTTAACACGACGGAATTTCACGATTGCACATGAAATCGGGCACTTTGCTCTGGGCCATGCGTGCATAGAAGGCGCAGTCAGGCGCGAACCGGGAAACAAAAACGATCCCGAAGAAAAGGAGGCAAATCTTTTCAGTTCTATGTTATTGGCGCCTACTTGCGTCTTGCGCGGGATGAAGGTTGATAGCGCCTATTCTATTGAGAATTTATGTGCAATCAGTTATCAGGCAGCAAATATTAGTTGGGATAAGCTACAACGGCTTTGCGCCCTAGATGATACATACATGGCCGAACGTGGATATTCTTACTTTTTTAGATCGTCAACCGAGTGGAAAGTCTACAAGCAGTTTGAGCCATTTATTAGAAATCATCTAGCGAACCATCAAATATCTCTTCGTCGTTGACAAATGGCATAACATCAATGACTTTTCTGAGTGCGTCCATTTGATCTTTTGTATAAGTCCGTTTAACTTTCTTTCCATCTCGCCCAATAATAATGGCTTCTTCGAGCTCGTCTCCAGATGTGGAGGCGGGCTTTTCTTTTTGCGCACTTTCTGACTGCCCAACTAATTCTTCAAAACTCATTTTTAGGGCAGAAGCAGCCGCCATGAGTTTTCGCTTGCTTGGCTGAAAGGTACCCGTATTCCACTGCGAATATGTCGCAGAAGATATTCCGGACTTTTCATAAAACTCTTTTTTAGAGATCCCGAGTTCTATTCTTCGCATTTCTATTTTCTTTAGAATTTTAGAAACGTCCATAAAGCACCTCTAATTTTGTGCAAAACATAAAAAACGAGAAAAAACTAAGTATAAGCTTGACTTTGCATTAAAACGAGTATATACTAAGTTTAGCTTCAAAGGGCAATAAAAAACCAAGCCCACAATTTAGCGGACCTTCTAATTTATTATATTAGCTGGTACTTCTATATTAAGTTAAGTCTGCTAAATTGTCAAGTAAAACTTAGTATTTGGGGGGTGAAATTAGTGGGTTTTAGAAGCGCCAGAATTCAAGCAGGTTTATCTGTGGCACAAGTGATGAAAATTTTGTCTGTTTCGGATGCAGCCGTATACCAGTGGGAAACGGGGGAAACAACTCCAAACGCAAAAAGGCTTCCGGAAATTGCAAAACTCTACGGTGTAACTGTAGACGAGCTTCTTTCAGATCAGGGAGAAGGGTGAGGGGAGGTGAGAGGAATGGACGCTACAAAGTACCTGAAAGAAAAAGAAAGACTGTCCCAGGCGCTAAACGGACAGGAAAACCTTGACGGCGCGGTAACTGCCATTACCGACGCGCTGAAAAAGTACAACCTGAACATGATGCCTGGAACAGCCTTTGATGTGATGTGCTTTACCTTAGAGACGATTCATTTGGGCAAATACGACGCCCCAGTGCGGCCGCCCTTTTGCGGCTTGGGCTAATCAGCCAGATCAGCAATAGATAACGATATTGCTCGCATTTCTGGCTCGTTTATCCCTCTAGCGTTTTTTAGGACTTCGGTATTCCAGTCTCCAAAGTCACACATGATTTTCTCAAGTTTTGTGTATGCCTCTTGGGTCATAGCAGTTTTACATTTTGGACAAGTGTATGAGTGCTTTCCGTCTTGAAACTCAACCCTAGAAACGCAGCCACATTTACACGAGATAGTCGCTTGAACAAACATATTTTCACCCCCTTTCTCTCCCCATCCTATCACATTCAGGGAGAAAGGACAATAAAGATGCCCCCGCCAGTGGCGGAAACACTGACGAGGGCTGCGGAGACCTATTGAACCAGCCAACAGGCCCGCGAGGTTATTATACACGCCTCCGGGTCAAATGACAAGGAGGTTTTTATGAACGAAAAAGACAGCATTCAAGCCCTTGAAAGGCAGGCAAGGAACACCAATCGTCTTATGGACAATCTCTGTCTCGCCTGGAAGGGCCGCACATGGGAGGAGGCCCACATGAAATACTCATTTGAAGATTATCGCAAGGCATTGGAAGGTGCTGGCCCCAAGTTGAAGGAGCTGATTCTGGACCGGGCGGCACATGATCCTGGCATCGGTTTGATGGAACTGAAAGAGCTGGTGTCCTGTGCATACCCGGAAGATGTGTAAAAAATCCCGCCTGACCGTTACCAGCAGTCAGACGGGCAAGGATTGAGCAACCACGAACAATCCCTTTGGATACAGTATATCGCCTCCAGAGGGGAGAAATCAAGGAGGAAATCATGGCGCGAACAAAACTAAGCAGGTTTTCTGTTCCCCCATGTGAACAGAGAGCGAGGATTCTTCGCTCTGCTGGAGGACGTATGGGGTATACCGATCGGGACCTGGGAGAATTGGCTGGAATGACCCAATCTAATATCTCCATGAAACTAAGCGGAAAGCGCAAATGGTGGCTGGATGATATTAGCGCCTTAGATAAGGTTTTGTCACTGACTGATGACGAAATAATCCGATTTGTGCGCGCAGGGAGGTAAAAATGAGTACATACATTTTTGCTCTAATCGGCATTTTTACGGCTACGTCATGGTTCATGCGCTTCCTTTCCTGGATGGAGGGAGAGCGGTGAAAGTCGGAGACAAGCTGTGCCTGGAACCCACCATCCCCCACCAGCGCCTTTGTGACCGCAAGGACAGGCCCGCATCCCTGCCGGGTGGTCTCCATCAACGAACGGCACCATCATTTCACCGTGGAGTTCGATTTCCCAAGGAGGAATAACGCATGGACAAACAAGAGTTGAAAAATATTTTGGACAAGCACCTTAAATGGCTACGAGGCGAAAATGGCGGAAAACGGGCCGACCTGTCCAGGGCCAACCTGTCCGAGGCCGACCTGTCCAGGGCCGACCTGTCCAGGGCCAACCTGTTCGGGGCCAACCTGTTCGGGGCCAACCTGTCCGAGGCCGACCTGTCCGAGGCCAACCTGTTCGGGGCCAACCTGTTCGGGGCCAACCTGTCCGAGGCCGACCTGTCCAGGGCCAACCTGTCCAGGGCCAACCTGTCCGAGGCCGACCTGTCCAGGGCCAACCTGTTCGGGGCCAACCTGTCCGAGGCCAACTACATTGAAAAGGCAAAAAATTTATTTTATCCCATTGCCTGCCCGGAAATCGGCGCTTTTGTCGGCTGGAAAAAGGCAAGGGTCAAAACCGGCGGTCATGAGTGCATTGTAAAGCTGGGAATTACCGAAGATGCCGTGCGCAGTTCCGCAGCAGGCCGGAAGTGCCGCTGCTCAAAGGCAACCGTTTTGGAGATTCAGGATTTAGAGGGGAATGTATTGGAGCAGGTCGCCGTCAGTGATAGAGATGAGAACTTCCATTACATTCCCGGAACTGTGGTCTCCGTTTCGGATTTCGACGAAAACCGCTGGAACGAGTGCAGCACGGGCATCCATTTCTATATCACCCGTGAGGAAGCGGTGAGGCATATCTTATGAAAAAGCTGACCCGCGAAGAGCGGCGGCGCCGGAGCCAGAGGCGGTTGCAGCTGATTACATATCTCCTGTTTCTGATCTTGCTGCTGGCGTGGCTGGGAAGCTACCTGATTATGACGGTGGAGGCGGAACTGCCCGCTATGCACAAGCCGGAGCCCGCCACGCGGGACGGCAGCCTACCCGGCGACGATACCCCGGCCACCACTTGCTGTTATCTGACAGCAGAAAAGATCGAGGAAAACGAGAATGAGCTTATAGAAGCTGCTTTGCTGGCCCGGTCTCACAGACTGGAAGATGTGACCATCACCTTTTATTGCTGTGAAGGGCGGCCTCATATCTGCGGAACTGGGACAGGCATCACAGCGAGCGGAAGGCGTGTAACGCCCTATGTGAGCTGCGCCGTGGACCCTGATATCATCCCTCTGGGCAGCACCATCATGATCGAGTACAACGGCGAGATGGTTTATCTGAGAGCCGATGATACCGGCCCGGCAGTCAGAGGGGACCATATTGACATTGCCGTCAAGGGGCACTCAGAAGCTTTATCCCTGGGCGTCCAGACGGCAGACATTTGGTGGTGCGAAGAATGAACGCACATGCGAAACGCCCAAGAGGCGAGTTAGGTCCCTGCCCAAGATGCGGCCTGTATTCCGGCCAGCGATTGGCAATCGAGGGCAACCCGGATATGTTCCTGGTGGCCTGCGACGCCTGCGGATGGCGAACTCGGAAATTTACTGATATAAATCACGCGGTGAGAGCTTGGAATGAAGGGAGAACATGACATGACACTTTACGAGATCGATAAGGCCATTACTGATCTGGCAGACCCGGAGACTGGAGAGATCACCGACTTTGAGGCGCTGGACAATCTCCAAATGGCGCGGGACCAGAAGATCGAGAACATCGCCTGTTACTACAAGAACTTGGTTTCCGATGCGGAAGCCATCAAGGCGGAGAAGGAGGCCCTGGCGGAGCGGCAGAAAGTGGCAGAGAACAAGGCGGCGCGGCTCAAGGAGTATCTCTCTTACGCGCTACACGGGGAGAAGTTCTCCACGCCGAAATGCGCGGTGACGTTCCGAAAGACCACTTCCGTAAATGTGGACAACCCTTCCGCCGCCATCGAGTGGGCGGAGCTGAACGGGCATAAGGAGTGCATCCGGTACAAAGCCCCGGAAATCAGCAAGAGCGAGCTGGGCAAGGTCCTAAAGGCTGGGCAGGAAGTGCCTGGGGCTGTCTTGGTTGAAGGGATTTCTGTGGGGGTGAAGTGATGAACCTTGACATTTACAACAATGTCCGGGCCGTCCCCGCAGAGGCCAAGAAGGAGATCAGAGGTGGGCGGCTGAACGGAAAGACCGATATCAACCCTATGTGGCGCATCAAGAAGCTGACGGAACAATTCGGCCCATGCGGCATTGGCTGGAAATACACCATTGACCGGGAGTGGCTGGAGACCGGGGCCAACGGGGAAATCTCCGCATTCATGGACATCTCACTGTACTACAAATACAACGGCGAGTGGTCCGAGGCAGTTCCCGGTACCGGCGGCAGCGCCTTTATCACAAAAGAGAAGATCGGTCTGTACACCTCTGACGAGTGCTACAAGATGGCCTTGACGGATGCCCTCTCCGTGGCTTGCAAGGCCCTTGGGATCGCCGCTGACGTGTACTGGGACAAGGACAAGACGAAGTATGACAAGACCGATATTGCGGCGAAAGTCGATGTCACCACATGCGAGAAATGCGGGAAGGTCTTGGAAGCGTACAAGGACTCCAAAGGCGTCACGGTGTCGATCATGAAGCACGTGAACGCCAGCATGGAGAAGTTCGGGCACGTCTACTGCCTGGACTGTATTAAGGAGATGAACCATGATTGATTTGATCTCCGAGATCGGTCAGAAAAGCAAGCTGTTGGACGCCGCCGTGCAGGAGCTTGGGAAGCGCGGACGCTCCTATGCCCAGTCTGAACAGGAATACCGGATCGCCCTGGCAAAGAGAATTTTGGATGAACGGTCCAAAGGTACGCCGGTAACGATCATCTCCGACATCTGCCGTGGAGATCGGGAGATCGCAAAGCTGCGGTTTGAACGGGACTGCGCAGAGGTCGTTTATAAATCCGCCCTTGAAGCAATCAATGCCATGAAGCTGCAGCTCCGAATGCTGGATGCACAGGTGGAAAGGGAGTGGGGACATGCGGGCAGAGACTAAGGCAACATCTATTCCTCCGGAAGTCAAGAAAGCCGTGTACATCCGGGACAATGGCTTCTGTGTGCTGTGCGGCTCTCCATATGGTGATCCGGTGGCCCATGTGGTCCGCCGGAGCCAGGGAGGAAAGGGGATCGAGAGAAATATCGTGACCCTCTGCCCGGCCTGTCACAGAGCCTATGACGAGGGCACGAACATCCAGAGGCTAGGACGAGGCACCACCAGAGAAAGCCTGTACTGCTATCTGGTGGCGTATCTGAAAGGGTTTTACCCGGACTGGAACCGGGAGGATATGATCTATCACAAAGGAGTCGAAAATGCTGAATAAATGTTTTTTGCTGGGCCGGATGACGAAAGACCCGGAAATCAGACGGACAAACGGTGGGACGGCTGTCACATCCTTTACACTGGCCGTAGACCGGGACTTCAAGAACAACGGGGAGAAGGAGACGGACTTCATTGAAGTGGTTGCGTGGCGCAACACGGCAGAGTTTGTCTCGAAATACTTCTCCAAGGGCCGTATGGCGATTGTAGAGGGGCGGTTACAGATCAGAGAGTGGACGGACAAGAGTGGGAACAAGCGCCGTACAGCGGAGGTTGTGGCCGACAACGTGTACTTCGGAGACTCCAAGAAGGAGAACAAGGAGGCGCCGGAATACAAGCAGGCTGATTTTGCGGTAATCTCGGAGGAAGACGGCGATCTTCCGTTTTGAGGTGACACGATGGCCAGAAACTATGCTGCGCTCCCATGGGAATACAAAAGGGAGATGTCTGCACTCAACGATGCAGAGTTCGGTCGGCTGTGCAGGGCTTTGCTGGAATACAGCGAGTCAGGGACGCCGATAGCACTTTGTGGCAATGAGCGGTTTTTTGCCGAACGTGTCATGATGCAGGAGGACCGTTTTAGGGAGTCCTATACCACCAAGGCGGAGAAAAACAGAGAAAATGGGGTTAAGGGCGGGAGGCCTAAGAAAACCGAAAAAAACCCAAAGAAACCCAACTTAACCCAAAAAACCGAAACCGAAACCAAAACCGATACTATCTCTCCTAACGGAGAGAATAAATCCCCCCTATCGTCCCCCCAGGGGGAACGGTTTGACAGGTTTTGGGCTTTGTACCCAAACAAAACCGGGAAAAAGAAAGCCAGGGAGTCTTGGGAGAAACTGAAACCGTCAGAAGAGCTGACAGAAACCATTTTGGCTGCCGTTTCCAAACAGAAGCTATGGCCAAAGTGGCAGAAAGACGGAGGACAATATATCCCAAATCCCGCCACTTGGCTAAACCAGGGGAGATGGGAAGATGAACCACCCGAAGGAGGAGAAGATCCATTTGCCAAGTTTACCTGATACCTCCCGTTGGCTGCTCTACGACGAGACCGCCATGGACACCCGGAAAACGCTGTGGTTCGTGGCGGACGCCCAGGATGTGACAGCCCTGGACAACCAGAACGCCGTTTGCCTTGCCTATGGGGCGGGCTTTGAGAACTTCCGGGATGCGGAGCCGTTTCTGAGTTCCTTCCCATCTGTGTTCCTGGCTCTGTCCGACCGTGATACGGCGGAAGCCGTGGTGGACGCCCTCAAAGAATACGCGCCATCTGTGGCTGTGCTGCTGCCGAAGGAAGGGGCCTTCGGGAAATGTTCCCGTATCCGGGAGGTGCTGGCTTCCGGCGGGAGAAAGGCCGTGGATCATCTGTTGCTGGGGGCCGTGGAACAGCCCATGGACGGACTGCTGGACCTGGCGGACGTGGAGCGGAGGGACCCCGGCGCATCCGTCGCCGTCATGTCCGGTCTAAAAGCACTGGACCAGTCCATCGGAGGCTTTGCCCCATCGGAGCTGTCTGTGTGGACTGGAAAGCGCGGCAGCGGCAAGTCCACGCTGCTGTCCCAGCTGCTTCTAAACGCCATCGACCAGGGCTTCCCGGTCTGCGCATACTCCGGGGAGCTGTCGGCCTGGCGCTTCAAGCAGTGGGCCATGCTACAGGCCGCCGGGGCCGGGCATATCGAGCCGAAGCGGGACCCGGTGTCCGGGAAGCTGTATTACTACACGCCGAAGGAGATCGCGGACCGGATCGACGGTTGGTGGAAGGGGAAGTTTTTCCTGTACGACAACCGGGTGGCCGGTGCTGGGGACGAGGACAGCATCATTTCCGTGTTCGAGTATGCCGTTCGCCGGTTCGGCTGCTGTGTATTTCTTGTGGACAACCTGATGACCGCCCGATTCAGCGACCAGAGCGACAAAGATTTTTACCGGGCACAGAGCCGGTTTACGGGGCGGTTGGTGGAGTTCGCCAAAAAAAAC